ACAGGCCACTGGCCTGCCTTGACGTAGTTCAGCACGGTAGACAACTTCCAAACGCCTGATGCCGTGCCTGTAAACCCACCCGTTGGAGTGGGTGGATTCTTGGTTATAAAGCCACCGGGATAATCCATCTCAACTCCACTTAATAATCACGATGCCTGAGCCGCCTGCTCCGCCTTGACTGCCACTGGATGGTCCATACCCAGATCCGCCGCCACCGCCACCAGTATTAGCTGTAGCGGCAGAGCCATTAACGGAGCCACTATTGCTACCATTACCTCCGCCGCCTGACCCTCCAGTACCTGCTACTCCGGGCTGACCAACGCCATGCGCTCCGCCACCACCTCCACCAGCATAAGTAACGGAAGATCCTGTAATAGTTGAAGCCGTTCCGTTTCCACCGTTACCAGCATTAGGTGTTGAAGCTGTTCCCCCAACGGCAGAAGCACCACCCCCTCCACCTGAGATGCCAAAAGAACCTGTCCAAATGCCAGCGCCGCCGTTATTACCTTGGGATGGGCTTACTGAAGGCGTATTACCTGAACCCCCAACTTGAGGGCCAAAACCGCCCCCTCCCCCTCCGCCAGAGCCACCATTGCCACCTATAGTATCGCTTGTGGCTCCATAGCCGCCGCCAGCCGAAGTTATTGTGCTAAATGTTGAACTACTTCCGGCAACCCCGTTACCTGTAGTTCCAGCAGCGCCTCCAGCACCGACTGTAATGGTGTAAGTCGTTCCCGCCGTTACAGCAAATCCTGACGCAGTCCTAAAACCACCAGCACCGCCACCTGCCGCATGATTTCCGCCGCCACCACCTCCGCCACCACCAACTATCAAGTATTCCACTGACGTTGCACCGGGAGGCGCGGTCCATGTTCCAGAAGCGTAGAAGATCGCAACATTGTTTGATGGTGGGAGGATGTAGCTGATACCTACGATGCCGGAGCCGCCTGCGCCACTTGCTCCACCGTCATAAGGCGAACCATCACGAGTTGCGCCCCCACCTCCACCACCTCCAGTATTAGCAGTACCAGCGCCAGCCGGTCCCGGCATTGTTTGACCGCCAGCACCACCACCACCTGAGCCGCCTGAGCCACCAGCGTATGGGCCTCTTGATCCTCCACCACCGCCACCGGCGTAGGTTACAGAAGTACCAGAAAGCGTTGTGCTTGCTCCAGCGCCGCCATTGCCCCCAGCGGTTGTTGTTCCTACAGCACCCGAAGCACCTGCTCCGCCACCACCGCCCCCAGCAAATGCGGGCGATCCGCCATAGGGCTGTCCATATGATCCGCCACCGCCATTGTTACCCTGAGATGGACTTGTCGAAGGTGTGTTACCCGATCCATAGTTCGCAGGTTGTGAAGATGCGCTAACAGAACCGCCACCGCCGCCAGAGCCGCCGTTATTACCTGGTCTTGGCTCAGACCCCCCGCCACCACCTCCACCGCCAGTAGAAGTAATCGATGCGGGGGAACCGATTGAAGAGTCAGATCCGTTATTTCCAGTCCCAGAACTACCAGCGGCACGAGCAGCACCACCCGCACCAACGGTAATCGTATATGTCGTACCTGCGGTTACAGATTGACCGGTGCCTGTTCTAAACCCACCAGCACCACCGCCGCCTGCGTTATCAACGCCACCTGACGCACCACCGCCAACAACAAGATAGTTAATGGAGCTAACACCCGTGGGGCAGGTCCACGATCCAGAAGCCGTGAACTCTTGGTAAACGTAGCTGTAACCTGTGCCAAGCACGGCAAACACGCCTGATGCTGTGAATGTGTGGATGGTATAGCTGCCGCTTGTGGTTTTCGTTCCCCCCGTAGCGGTAATGCCAGAAGATGTTAAGTAGCGAACGATTACGATACCTGATCCGCCTGCGCCGCCGATTGCGCCAGAACCACCACCGCCTCCGCCGCCTGTATTAGCTGTACCAGCAGACCCGCTTGTGCCAACTCCACCATTTCCGCCGCCACCCGAACCACCCGTTCCAGCAGTTCCGGGAGGGTTTACAGAACCCCCGCCACCCCCTGCGTAGGTTACAGAAGATCCTGAATATGAAGAGGCAGTTCCTGCGCCGCCATTACCTCCGTTATTTGAAACTGAAGTTGCCGCAACTCCAACAGCAGAAGCGCCTCCACCACCCCCGCCCCCATAGGGCGCTCCATTTCCGCCTGCACCTCCATTGCTACCTTGAGATGGGCTTGTGGATGGAGTGTTACCCGAACCTCCCGGTTGCTGAGGTAAACAACCACCTCCGCCGCCAGAACCACCATTTGCACCAGCCGCAGATCCTGTACCCCCGCCGCCACCACCTGTGGATGTAATAGTGCTAAAGATTGAGTCAGACCCGCTTGGAGCAACCGACCCATTACCTCCAGCGCCCCCCGCTCCTACAGTTACTGTATATGAAGTCCCTGCTGAAACTGCAAACCCTGTTCCTGTCCTAAATCCTCCGGCACCTCCCCCACCGCCATTATTTACACCCGGATTTGCTCCACCCCCACCCCCGCCAGCAACAACCAAATATTCAACGGTAGCAGGGGGCCAAGTGCCTTGAGCGTTGTAATAGAGCTGTTTGGGTAACGTCCAAACACCCGAAGCGGACAACGTACTGACTGAAGGCGCAGTGGCGCTAATGACCCCACCGGGGTAGCCGTGGATTGCCATTGCAGAATCCTTAGTTGATTTCTTCCCAGGAGCAGGTCACCACGAGGTCATTAGCGGCACTAGCCGTAGCCCCGATGGATTTATCCTCAAGAAGATAAAACGCGGTCGTCTTATCCGTCACAATCAAGGTTGCATCAGCAGGTACGGAAATCGTTGAAGCAATCGCGGTTCCTGTACCACCTAGATCATCTTGGCTGAAGATCTTAATCGTAATGTCCGCAGCCGATGTGCCATCGACGTTAGCCACCACAATTGAATTGATCTTGTAGACCTTGCCCGAACTCGCGGCATTATTAACAAGCGCCGTGGCAAACGGGTCCGCCGTGGACGAAATAAGGTACGTTGAAGTGTTACCGTAGATCGTTGTAACATTTACAATATTTGGATTTGCCATGATCTAATCCTTAGAAACCAAAAATCATCGCCATAGCGATACTTTTACCCGTTGATATACCTGAGTTAGCCTGCCATGAAGGAAGTGCTCCTGCCCCATTTGAAGTCAAAATCTGCCCTGAGCTGCCCGTACCAGACACCTGCTGGAAGTTACCCGTCGAGGTCGTGCCCGCAGCAATCAAACCATAAGCGGTGGTGGTTGATAGACCTGTACCGCCCGAAGCTACACCTAATGCAGAACCAAGTGTCAAGGAGGTCAGGTAGGTAATCGCTGTGCCAACGTCTGTACCGTTGTTATAGAGCAGTACCTTTGCACCATTGGGGACCGATACACCTGTTTGTCCAGAGACCTTGACAGTAACTGCATACCCACCGGATGAGTTGTTCATCACGATGTAAGGCTTCTGAATGGCTGGAACAATAACCGTACCAGCACCTGAAAGCGTCGCCGTAATATTTAATACCAGACACCGGAAGTCTTGATCGTCATTGCTATCGGTATAAGGTAGTGTGTACGAGTTAGTTGTGAAGTCGCCCGTCACTAATGTCGCCATGCCGACAATAGCTTGCTCAAGCCCGCGATAAGTGCTATCTGACCCCAGGTTGTTATTTGTGGTGGCGCCCCACGTTCCCGACTGATCCCCGGTCCCGATCAACTCGATCTTGAGTTTTGAGTATGTACTTGCCATGAATTACTCCTACGCAGCTACAGGCAACCAACTGGGAGCCTGTGAGGTATCTATGCCACCCCATGAAGGGGATTGAGAGTCAATGATGTTCACCCAATTAGGTGATTGCGAATCATCAATATCGGTCCAATTCGGGTTGTTTATGGTAGGCTGACTACCAACTAAAGTCAATGTGGCAGTAGTTGGAGTTATGATAACTGTACTTATTATAGATGGGGTTTGACCGGCAACAGCCAAAACACCTGTACTTGGCGTTATAAGTACCCCACTAACAACTACACTTGGCGCTGACCCAACAACAACCGCTCCACCTGAAGGCGTTATTACTTGCCCAGTTACAACCGTAGGAGCTATACCATCTAAAACAAAAACTCCAGAAGCAGGTTGTACTGCACTGGCTAACTTAGGAGCACTACCAGAAACAGCTACGGAGCCTGTGTCCGGTATAGCGACACGCCCATCAAGAACAGTTGGGGTTGCCCCAACCAAAGAAAGTGCTCCGGTTCCCGGCGTAAATATGGCACTTCTTTCAACTCCTGGCGCTGCTCCAGTAAACACCAGATCATTTGCAGCGGGAGTAATTATGAAATTAGTTTTTACATCAGGAGCCGCACCAGTGGATGTTAGTGCTCCCGTAGCAGGCTGTATGAATATCCCCGTTATAATATTGGGAGCTACGCCAGCAACCGTAACACTCCCTACTGCGGGAGTTATAGTTGTACCTAAATTAGGAGCGACCCCTGCAAAATTAATCGCGCCAGTATTTGGGGTTACAAAGAAATCAGTGCGAAGCTGTGGAGCTATTCCAGCAAAAACCGCTGCCCCTACAGCAGGCGTAATAATTTGATTTGTTATCGTTCCTGGGGTGTTCCCCAATAACGTAATAACCCCTGTAGATGGAGTTATTATATTATTTACAACAGTAGTAGGTGCTACTCCGGTAAAAGTTAACGCGCCTGTAGAAGGCGTAATGTTGATAGCGACATACCCGCCCCAAGGACCATACCCCCAACCATTAGCTCCCCAAGACCCATCTACAGGAAGATCAGTAGAGTCCCCCCAAGTACCTGCGCCCCAACCATTAGCGCCCCAACCCGTAGACATGAAAAGTCTTTATGTCAGAGTAAACACGCCCGTTGCAGCCGGAAGCACTGTCAACGTATTTGGAGAAGATACCGTGAACTGTGCCGAAGATAGCTGACAAAAACAGACAAGCTTACCGTTAGCTAATGTAGCAGCCGATTGATAAATCACAGCATACTTAATATTAGTTAATGACGCGCCCGAAGCAGTAAATGTTAGCCCAATCGATGAATAGGTAAACTTCATCTGCTTGGCAGACGCGCCAGTAGTCCATTGCCCCGTTACCGGTACAAGTGCTTTACCCCCGGCAACATACCCACCGGTAGCAGCAATCTCGTTAGTTAGAGACCCATACGTGCTCAACGTGAACGTCGAGGTGTTACTGGCGCTTGTAAAAAGTGCCATTCTGAAGTTATTAACACCAAGCTGAATCGTTCCATTGCCGATATAGCGTTTGGCGTCGTTGTAGAGTTGCCATGCGGAAGCGGCCATTTCAATACTCCTTAATATCGGCGTTCGACGCCCCAGTCACTAAAATCTGGTGGAGTAGCCCACCATAAACTTGAAGTTCCATTACATCGCCCATGAACCTAATTAGGTCAATGAACTCTCTAGCTTGCGAGACCATCCAAGGGTGACAGTAAAAGATTTTTCCACCGACCTTTACAGGCACAACAGGAAGACCGTCGTTTTCTACTTGCGAATAAGCGTGGTGCTTACCGTCCTCTAAGCAAGAATCACATCCAAAAATATGAAATCGCTTAAACCCTAACATTCTAAACATAGGTATGGCACGAAGCAATGCTGTTGATCCCCCCGGCACGGCATACCAATTTTTATACTCCCCTGCCAAAATTTCTTGGATTTCTTCCGCACTTGTATGCCAAATGTACGTTTGATCTTTAGGCATCCCCTCAAATACTGTTGGGTGGCACTGGGAAGAAAGAAAATATTTGCAAGTGGGTACAAGATTCGTTAAGAATCGTTTGTTGAACTCACGCCCATCGACCATAAAATACGCAGAAGGTAATAGTCCGTGGTCGATACAATACTGATATGCGTTGTTCAACGTAATAAGTTTTACCCCTTGTTGCCTAAGTTGCTTAATCGTACCTATATGTTCGGCAAGTGAGGGTCCACCTCCAACAATCATAACTTCAACATCATTTGTTGGGTGCGGGGCAATCTGTTGAAACCCAAGTTTAATGTTATGGGCTACATTACTTTTAAGAGTTTCAAGATCAATGTTAAGTGATCCTTCCATCTCCACTTCTTCGGCAGCGACCCACGTTTCCTCATCCTTTGGAGGTATGGGGGCAATCACAACACGCGGTGGTTCAGAAAAGAATCCAACGGGAGTACCCATCATGCAAGCCTTATCAACGCACCGGTGCTGGTGTTAGGTGGAAATTCAACTTGAAACGTCGTTGTAGACGTCTTATCGGACCCAAAATCTAATACACAGATCGCTGGATTCCCCGTTGTAACTCGATAAATTAAAGCTCCACGAGCAGTGAAAGCACCACTCCAAGAAGCGTTAGAAAAGTCAATATAAGCAATGCCTGTGGAACTATCAATAGCAAGTGAAGGAGTGATAGCCTCTCCACCCGCCGTATACCCCGTAGCCACAACCTCGCCAGTCGTACCCGTGTAAGTCGTAGTAGTCTGATCAAGTGTGGCATCGTTGGTATACAACGCAATCTTAAAGGTCTGAGTAGTACCAGAAGAAAAGTCAAAATCTCCTTCAAACAGTTGTTGCTTGAAGGAGTTGCATGTGTAGTTGCCAGTAAAAGCCATTAGTTCACCGACATCCTTACCTGACCAGACCTGTAGGCATCGCGGCGATTCATACCATCACCAAGACGCTTAGCAAGGATCATGGCTTCTTCATATCGTTTAGCGTAAGCCGCAATCACATCCGCTTCGCCCTTCATAAAAGTGTACCCCTCAACTAAAGAGCCATACAAAAGCGTGGAGTCAAAGTTATCACCAAGCCAAGTTTGCCCTGAAGCGGCTGCCGTTATAGATTCTGGGTAGTAGAAGTAGTGAAGTTCAACAGTGTAATTAGCGGCAGGAGTCGGCCCAAGAACGAGCGTATTCTCATCGAAAAGAGCGTAATACTTAGGTATTCCAGTCGTTGCTGGGTTTGGATAGGCAGCGCGAATGTAGCTAACATCTTTGTTCAGCAAGTACTCGTACTCACTTGTCGTTGGGTTTGTAACCGCTAACTCGTATACAGCCAAAAAATCAGAAGGTGTGGCTAGATACTTGTTGTTGGTAGTCATTGACCCCGTTTGATTCTTCCTAAACTGCGGAAACTGTACTGAGTTATAGATGCGCTGCTCAGCCTGCTTAATGAACGTATCGATCTGCTGTTTAGCAGTAAGCGTTGCTGTACCCGACCCAGACGAATCAGCGCCAGTAAACGACGGAAAGTCGTTCTCCAGATAACCTTGAATCGTTTTGAAAAGGGTCGAGTAGTTCATTAGCCCATCTTCTTAGAAGCACCTGTACCCTTCGTGGCGCAGCCGGTTCCTCGGACTTTTACCGTTTGGGTATTTGGCACGTTGTTGGGGTAGCCGTTGTGCGTGTCTTTAACAGGCACAGGCGTTGGCATTTTGCTGTGCATCATTTGGCTCCCATCTTGTATTTGAACGAAGGTGATTTCTGGTTGGCAATCTTCGCCATGTTCCGGCCCAGCGTCTTCATTTCGGCGTTAGTCTTACCGCCTTTGCGAAGTTTGGTCAGGGGCTGGCCTTTGTGTTTGGCTTTCTCATGCTTATGCACGGCACCAGCAATCATTTTCTTGTCTTGAGCTAAGTCTTTCTTGTCCATCATAGGCTCCTATGTGACGTTCACAGTAACAGTGCCTAGCGTGATGCCCAGCACAAGATTGTTTGGCGTTAGCCCTGTATCGTAGGATCTTGCTCCACCCACAGGTGCCCATCCCCATTGGATAATTCTACTACCCCCAGAGGGATCTCCGCTACCTAGTTGCGTTGAGGTTGTATTAATCTGCAACCCGTTCAAACCTGCAACGCGGTATGTCGTATCGGGACGCGGATTACGCAAAGCCTGTGGGTCATCCACAGGATACATACCAAGCTGCAACTGCGGTTGATCGGGTTCCCAACACGTAGGACAGACTAAGATGTTAACGTTCTTAGTCTTAATAACAATCTCACGAAGCTCTTTCAGTTTGTACCGAAAGCCGCACCTATCGCACTGCGATATCGCCCACTTACCTGATGCAAACCGATTAGGCATATCAGTAGAACAACTGCCGTGGTGCGAGTCGCAACGGTGCTTTCTCGCGGTCTTCGTCTAGCGCAAGTCTTAACTGCTCGTCGTACATGTCTTTCAGCATGGGGACACGCTGCGCGGCCTCGGGAATCTTCAACGATAAGTAGTACGCTAACCCAGCAGCCAAGCAGTTAATAAACCTAAATGGCACATCCTGAATATTAGCCCCACCCCCAGCGTCCTGCATACGCCGCAATCGCCAGTATACGAAGGTGTAATAGTTATCTTGATCTGGCGCAGGCCAGACGTTGATCGTAGGGTACGCAATCCCAGTAGGTGTTAGTACCCCTGACTGCCTGTTAATCCAAACCTGAATGGGTCTGCCCTGAGCGTTTTTATTCGGTATTGTGGCGTAGGTATCTACCGAGATACGGCTGATGTTGATGTCCGTCTGTGGTATCCCAGTCTGCGTCCGCACTACCTGTTCAATAAGATCTACCGTATCAACAGGCAGGTTGTAAACAATCGTACCCGTGGTCATAGCAATTTGACCTTGCTCAATCGTCCACAGGTTAATCCCTCGGTTAGCCCACTCAGTGAACATCAAGTTCATAGAACGACGAGCTGTACGGTGTTCGTACCCAGTACGCACCTCAACCCCACACCGCTCAAATGCCTCTTCAATAATCTCGTTTAGATCGAGATTAAAGGCTGTCGTACCTGAAGTTGTTGTCACTTCATCCCTCGAAGCGTTTTGGCGAGCCTAGCTCTCTGCCCAAGTTTGCCCGGAGCCTTAGTAGCTTTATCAAGCATCTTCGCAGGAATCGGCTTTTTACCTTTAATACCAAGCTGTTCACGAAGTGCTCCCGGTTTCTTAATTGCAGCTTGAATAAACTTGCCGCTCTTAAATCCATCTACACCACGACCTTTGAGAATGTCCGCTCTAGTTACATCCCCATCGCCTGTTAGATCAGGAAACTTTTTAGCCATTATCGGTACCTCGCGGTCTTAGCAGCAATGCCTTTTGGTTGTTTGACGAATTGCTTTCCCGAGCGTTTTCCAGCGCGTTTAGCTCTTGTTGTCGCAGCGTACTCAGCAGGTGTAAGAGCATTGATTGCCGCCTCTGGGAGATACCGCTCGCCAGTTGCTTTTGAACCCTGTGTGCTAGGTTTGCCACTCTTGGTTCTCCATTTCTGGTCAGTCCAATTCTTCAGACTCTGCTGAGGAGCTTTCAATCTCGATAACCCCCGCCCCGCTGCTTGTACTTCATGGCAAGCATTTGTGCTTTCCTCGCGGACCATTGCCCCGGCGCACCACCTTTACCACCAGCTTTGATGCTGTTGAACAATGCTTTACGCATACTTGGTTTGGTGTAATTGCCAGCTTCGTTCACACGGGACTCGCCACCTTTAGAAAACGCCGTGAAATCGGTGTCATCCCGCCGAGCTTTAGTAACCGGCTTGGGCATCTTGGAGGCGCGAATCGCCCCCATCCCGCGTGAGGCCATCATTTCAACACTTCCCGCCGTAGGCCATCTTCTTGACTTTGCCGCCTTTAGCCATTTTGTTACCGGCCATGACAATTTGCTTGCCCTTGGTTTTGCCTTTCATAGCAACACCATCACGGCTAGGAGCTGCGGTTTTCACTGCGCCCATCTTGCTTGCGGCCATACCACCTGATTGCATCTTTTTCATCGTAAATTCCTTTCCAACGGATTGAGGGACATCAACTTTCTTTGCGAACTTCGGATTGTTCGCTACTGCCTGCATGAACCTTCTCTGCTTCTCGCTGACTGCTGGCATCACTATCCTTTTTTAGCGAGGGCATCAATTTTTGCTTCAAGTCGTTCAAAGCCTGAGTCAAACCGTTCCATAATCTTCTCAAGGTCTGCACGAACTTCTGCACGGGTAATGTGATCACGAGCGATTTCCTCCCTCGTTTTGTTGAGCAGAATCTGAATACGTTTTTGCTCGTCTGATGCGTTTTTAAGCATCAACATGACCAAGGCCACAAAGAACGATGTGACTAAATTCCAAACCAAAACGCCGGTATCCATTTAACACTTCCAAGCCCTTAGCGATTTGTTAATACGACTATTTGGATCGTTGGCCGTTTTAGCACTCGTAAGCTTCTTCTTCATGCCTTCCATCCTGGCACAGAATGACTTTTTACGAGGCCCACCCTCTGGTTGAGGTGCTTTTAGCCCAGGCTTGCCCGGATTAGCTGCGTTATAAGAAGCTCGACCCTTAGCGTTCAAACCACCTTTTGGGTTTTTACCTTCCTTGCGCTGCCATGCCGGGGTCTTAGCCATAAAAGATCACCATTGACGTAGTGTTCGTAACAGTGCCATGTAACCCTACCTGCGCCAAAATACCTTCGCCGGGGAGTGGGATGATGGTATACCCTGCTGCCGAACTTGCAGATGTATTAACTGTTAACAAAACTGGACCCGTGGCGCTACCGTCACGAATAACGACAGACCCCGCAGACGCACCATTCACTGCGTAGATTGTTTTGATCCTTGCGCGTGGAACCGCCAAACTGTTTTGGTTTAAAAAATCACCAGTCGAAGTTAGCGGTTGGGTCGCAAAGACATCATATTGCATGGATGCCATGCGAACCTCCTATTAGGAAGCTTGTGTGAAAGTCACACCCGCAGCAACTGCACAGTACGCATAAGCAAACCAGCTTGTACCGTCACAGTACAGTTCCACACGATCTCCGGCAACCGATTGGGCGCTCACAAAGCTAATCGTGTCATCAGCCGTTCCTGTATCACCTGCATCACCAGAAGCCGGATATGCCTGACCTTTGATGATGTTGGCGCTGGAAGCCGTAACGATTGTGTAGTTGGCACCTGATGGAGCTGCTTTAACGATGAACGTGTAACGTAGACCGGCAGCAGGCGCAGGGAGTGTGGTTGCAAACTCAGTAGCTGAGTTTAAAAAGAATGTAGTACCAGACTGTGCGGCAGTAACTGACCCGACAGCGGTAAGCTCAGAATTTGCGGAAGCGCCAGTAACATTACCCGATACATTACCGGTCACATTACCAGTAAGCGCACCTATGAACCCATTTTCAGATGTAACTGGGCCACTAAAGGTTGTATTCGCCATTAGATCCTCACATGCGATATCGGTGTATTAGTCTGCATGTCGTCAGCCGGGACTGTCTAATACACCGGGCTAACCCCGGAATATCAGTGTTTTATCAGGTTGTGGGGGGTGTGTCAATAAGCTTGTTGGACTTCAATAAATTCTCCTGACGAGGAATAACTCTAAGGTTCCAAGGTACGTGTAAGCCACATACAAATTCAGAACGTAGAGGAACGATATGATCGACAACATACTGCTCTCCCGTAGTTTTTGTCATCGTTATGGCTATTTGATATAGCTGGCGTATTTCAGACTTTTGTTGTCGTGTTAACCATTTTGGCGTTGCCAAACGGTGCTTTCTCCGTCTAGCTTTAGTATCTGCGCGGACCCAAACCGTATTACGTTCTTTCCAAGCTTTTTGATATACCCGTTTAACTTCTAAAGGGCGTGTAGCAGCCGCTTGAATAACCTGCTCTCGGTTGGCTTCATACCATTCATTCTTACGATCTTTGACATCTTCTCGCTTGTTGTACTCACGGAAGTAATCGGCACGTTTCTCTGCTGCCTGCTGCCATTCAATCTTAATACACTCAACACAAGCACCTTTTGTTTTGCGGGGAGCTACATGTCCGTGCTTACATGGCTCGCCAGTGAAGTAATACTTTGCCCCAGTGGATTTAGCCTCTTGGCGGGTTTTGGGTAGGTTTGTGGTATCCATTTTATCTCCTGTGACTTAGTAACAGGTAATGTACCACATTAGGTGTAGAAAACAAAAAACCCCGCCGAAGCGGGGTTCTCTGCGCTAAGTGCTTGATTTACATCAAGCTCCTGGGCTTCCAAACATTCCGAGAGGATCGGACCAGCCAAACGAATAACGCTCGCGGCTCTTATAACGAACGTTCCCCGTGTCGAAGTCTCCATCCATTCCCTGTGTCAAAGGTGCGCGGACAAAGTGCTT